TTAATTGCTACTATTCAAATAATCTTCCAGCTTTGACATCGCATCTTCTTTTATCTTGGGAGTAACTTCTGCATACATACGAGTAGTGGTCAAATCAACATGGCCCATCAAGTCTCTGATGTTTTCCATATCGACGCCAGCTTCACGCAAGCGCACTGCGAATGAGTGGCGGCATCCATGAACATTGAGATGTTTTAGGCCAGCATTTTTAGCAATGCGCTTCATGGCACCTTCAGCCCCTCGTGAAGATATAGGCTCACCAACATTGCCAGCAGTTAAATAGAAACGTCTAAATACAAAATCGCTTGAGGGATCAGATTGCAGATTTGGGTTAATTGTAACTACTTTTTGCAATGCTGATTGCTTATTACGCAGCTCTAGTAATGCAGTATAAGCACGAGCAGTTAAAGGTACATTACGAGAGCTGTGCTCTGTTTTGGGGTCGTCCAGGGTAATTGATAGGTAAGAGTCATCAAGTACTTCACCGGACTCTCTAAGCTGCCTTTTTTGGTCAGCTTCAGCCCGGTAGAGTCTATTTTGGTCTATTGTCAAAGTGCGTTTGTTGAAATCCACCCGAGACCATCTCAATGCCAAATCTTCGCCGAGGCGTAAACCGCAGTCGAACATTAGCAGGAAGAAGGAGTACCATGATGGTTGTTGTTCTTGTTTGGCTGTTTCCAGAAAAACATTAACTTCATCAAGAGTATAGTACCGAAGTTCACGCTTTTGAGGCTTGAATTTCCTGGAAAACTCAACTCCAATAGTTGGATTAGACTCAATAAACCCGAGCTGTGTTGCTTTTTTTAGAGCGTTAGAAAGTGTTCCGTTTATTGATTTTACGGTAGCCCAGCTTAAGCCTTGTTTTTTTCTCCCAATTCCTGTTTCACTGAAAAGACCATTGATAAAGCGCTGATGTTCTACAAGAGTATACTCGGTTAATGGATAGCTACCAATTCTTGGCTTGATATAAGTCTCAATGTTTTCACGATGAACAATACGTGTACCTTCTTTTACATTTAACTTAAGGTGAGTTATCCAGTAGTCCAAAAATTCTCCCAAACTCCAAGCTTTTTGAGGTGTAACGTTTCGTTTGTTTGAAATTATTTCTGCTTCTACTAATTTGGCGGCGTCACTGGCTGATTTGTAAGAGGTGAACCCACGACGATGGATCTTCTTCCGCTGACCGGTACCTTTGTCAGTTCCAGCGTAAATATTGTATTGATATCGCGTTTTGCCATTTTTTAACTGATATTTTGAAATGGTTGCCATAATAAGCCTCCTTGATTCGAACCTATGTTCTATAAAAAACAAAAATATATACCCCGTGATGGGGTATAAGCGAGTGACGGGAATCGAACCCGCGACTACAGCTTGGAAGGCTGTCGTTTTACCACTAAACTACACTCGCATAAGAGCCAACAATGGGTTTTGGTCGGCTCAACAGTTAATTAGAATGTACCTACAATTATTTTTGCTTAAGACGATCAACCATATCTTTTTCCATTCCTTGGATTATGCGGCCACATTCTTTCCTTGAGTAGCTATCTTTTGTAAGATAAACGAAAGCATACAGATTAATAAAAGAGGTTAAGTCATTAGTAATGTTATCTATGAGTTCGTATTTCGACATATCTTTATCCATAATCTTACCTTCTTTCTTTTAAAAGTGGGTGGCAGGGATTGAACCTACATAACAATTTCAAACGAGAGAGAAGGGCTGAAATCGTTATTCTACCATTGAATTACGCCCACGTGATGTACGTACTAAAGTAAGCGGTAGTATGGGTTATTTGTTACAATGCGAGCGGCAGGAGTCGAACCTGCATCAATATAGGATGTGAGACCTATGAGAAGTGTGCAAATAATTGTTCTACCGTTGAACTACACTCGCGTGAAAGCCCGTAAAGGGCCAGTTATAAATTGCTATTTCATACCAGATTGAGTTTTACCACTCAATGCTCCATTGGTAAAAGTAACGTTAAAGTTCGCACCTAATCCGCCTTTGACACCTGAAGTATACCCGGCAACAATAGTAGTGCTTCCACTAATCAATGATTCATTATAGTAATCAGGTTGCCCCCATTTAGCCGTGAAGTCAGAATACTTCGTACCATTACTGAAAGCGTCAAAATCGGACAACTTAATAGTTTGTTTTCGGGACAGTTTAAATCCTGTAAGGTTTTTATCGTAGGCATGGTTGTCAGTGAACGATACCATTACGTTAGCACCAAATTCTCCAGCAACGTTGGTCCACGTAACAACATCAGTTTTTACGCCGTTAGTCGTATCACTAGACGTAGATTCAGGCTTGCCAAACTTTTGCTTCAGACTGTCGAGCGTATCGCCGCCTTGTGCGTTGTTCATCAAATCCCCAATTTTAATTGAATCGAATTGAGAGCGGGTAATCTTTCCACTGTTATCAGTTTTAGTTGATTCTGATTTTTCAGAGTTAACATTAGTTGTTTTGCCAGCGTTATTTGTGGCATTGGAATTGTCTTTGCCACCCAATGATCCGCCGACTATAAAAATGACGATTACCGCTAAAACCCAAAACCAGACTCGTTTATAGAACGGCTTCTTTACTTTATAAGTTCTACCGTCTTCTCCAACAACCTTTTTTGACATTTAAACATCCTCCAATATAATTTATTCCCCAGTAATAATAACTCCCCAAATTATAAGTAGTCCAAACTCCTAGCTTTTATCGACATCCTATCTGGTCACTCGGGTTACTGATTATACTTAGCATTCAGATTATCTGTGTTCCATTCGATAGCGACCGAGAAGTGTTAGTTATTTGGCAGCTCTAAAGTTATTGTACCAAGTTTGGCATCATTGTTATCTGGATCAGTAGCTTGGATTTTGACGGGATAGTCAGTGTTATCTAGCTCATAACTACTCATGCACTTTACTTCTGCACCGGGTTTAACTTTTTGAAGAGATACATGCTCTAAGGTAGTCCATTCATCTGAGTCTTTATCTGGATTACCAGAGATTAAATCATTAATTGAAGTATCGTTCTCTTGTGTGAAGTTAGTGGCATCCAGTAGGGACATGTATGGTTCTATATTCTGGTCTTTTGAAGTATTTTTGAATGTATAGTAGACAATCAAGTCAGTACCACTCTCAAAATGCGGTGTGGTTTCTGTCGAAGTAATTGTGATTGTATAATTGGTAGTACGTATTGTTTTGCCAGAAACGCCGGGTAATTGTGATATTTTAGCGTTCATTGCATTCCCTGCCTCAGACAATTTTTTGTTGTAGGCTATCCCAAGTTTAGAATAAGCAGCTTTATTAGTATTGCTAACTTTTTTGATATCTGTGTTGTACGAACTCGAAACAGTTTTCCCTTCTATATCACCTAAGTAGGTAGCTATTGAATCATTGAAATTTTTGATAACTTTATAATTGGCATTTTGTTTATATTTAACTAATTTATTATTGTAGATTGTAATCTGCTTATCAGCATTTCTAGCAGTTAATCTAACATTATCATTTAATGTTAAATTACTATCTGTAATAGATTGAAATACAGGGGCCAATTGTTCTGCAGATTTTGTATATTCCAATTTGGCTTGTTCATCGCTCATATTTTTCTTTGTAATAGTGGAACTACTTGGCTGGTTATTGGAAGTGCTATTATGGTTACTTCCGCAAGCAGTTAAAGTTAGGACAGTTAGTACCGCAATATTTAGTGTTAAAAATTTTTTCAATTGAAACTCCTCCAAATTAATATTTTTCCAAATAGAAATCCCCATGATAATTAAATTTTAACTCACATTATGAAAACGAAAAAAACTCCAAAAATTCATCAGGTAATCCGTACGCACTTTTTAGTGCATTGAAGCTATCAGGTAATTCATCGTATTGTTCTTCGTATAGCTTCGCCAATTCTTGGCATGCAAAAGCATTGGCCTTGTATTCAGCGCTATTCTTCTGGTAGTCTCCAAGTGTGTACCAAGAAACACAGGCCGTGTCCTCAATGCCGTGGCATAATTCATGGGCCATAACTGGAAGCATGGCCGGTGAATCACGAAGGTTATCGCTAATTACTATATCTGTGGTTCCTAGTATCGGAGTACAGACTCCCATATTTGCTCCAATGTCCTCAAAGTGAACTTCGAATCCTAATCTATCTGCAATCGTAAATGGATCATACGTTCCAAAGGATTTCGCAAGTTGTTCTACCTTAAGATACGTGTCGTATCGCATGCAAACACCTACTTTTTTCCTTCTTCACGTAATTTTTTCAAGCGGTCCCAGTAAATTCCCTCAATAACATTACGGACTTTTTCCTTATCCTCGGGTGCCATACTCATTCCACCATATCCCATAGGCGTATTTGACTGGAGAAGCTTATCTAAATCAATACGATCGGCTTCGGTAGCCCAGTCTGGAGATTTACGATTCTTTTCGTTGTTTCCTAGTAAATAGTCAGTTGAAACTTCAAATATGTTTGCGATTTTCAATATTTCATCGCTGGATACTTTCCGTGTTCCGTTTTCAATCTTACTCATAGATGATTTATCTAAAGATAACCGTCGTGCTAAATCCGATTGTTTCATATTTTTACTTTCGCGAAGATTAATAATTCTGCTTGCGAGGTTTTTATCGGCCATGTTAATCCTCCAAACGTTTCTGTTTTTACAACCATATTTTAGCAATGTTTCCAAAAAAGATACGGTTTGTTGAAAAAAAAGAAACAAAAAGTGTTGACGTTTCTAAAATGGAAACGTATAATAATATTTGTAGTTGAGATATTAGAAACAAAGAGGGTGAAAAAATGTCGTATCAAATTAATTTAGAATTGGTAAAAAAAAGTCGTTTAAACAAAGGGTTAACGCAGCAACAAATGGCGGATATGCTTGGGTTTGATAGTAAATCAAGCTACAGCAAGCGTGAAAATGGTGATACTAATTTTAAGTCTAATGAAGTGCCGGCACTGGCTGAAATATTAGGACTTGAAATAGATTTCAAAAATTTTTTCTCTAAATCGTTGAGAAAAAAGAAACTTTCTGTCAAACAAAAGGAGTCGGCAAAATGAGTGAGAAAGAAGAAACACCAGTTGTAATTATTCATCCAGCAAGCGATCCAGATTTTGATGGAACCATGTTAAATAGCAAATTTTGGGACCGAATTGTGGTTACTACGACAGAAGGCAAAAAAGTAGCAGAGATCAACACTGACGATGCAACCCCTGCTACCGGATATTTAGTTAAAGCATACCCACATAAGGATTAACCCTTAGGGGGATGTGGATCATGACCATGACTATCTTTACGAGAGATTTTACCATCACGGTTATGAATAACTAATTCAGAATGTTGGTTGTTAGAAATACGACGGGCCACTTTTTCCGCTTCAATTTTATTGTTGAAGTTGGCAGTAGCTCGTGAATTACCAGCACCTTTAACATTCCAACCGCCCTGTCCATCAGGGACGACATGTTGATCAGCCATATTATTCACCTCCTTGCAATCATTATATCGCAGGGGGGCAGCGAAAGGAGGCGGCAAAATGAAACTAAGTATTACACGAACAGGCGATAATCATAACGAAATTCAAAATGTTCCAATCGGTTATGACGTAAAACTGAATGATATATCTTTAACGGACATCGGCAACGATATGAAAGTCACTGAACTTAACTTGAATATGAGAGCCGGGGAGAATCCTAAGTTAACCATTTACGCTGATGCTGATCCAATTGTTATCAAAGAACTATTGACTGATGTGGAAATTAAAAAGAATAATTCCGACAAATAACAGCACCAAAATTATTCTTCAAGTTAATACTAACTTACTCGGAAGTTATAACCATCGTAGTAGGTTCCATCAGGTGTTAACGACAATCCGTTTTGACGAGCCCAAGTTGCAGCTTGAAAACGCCAATTTGGATGAAGCTTGTCGAAACCAATCGGAACGACAAGACGAGAAGATTGATTATTGGCTTTATTTTTCTCGTATTGGTTAGTTAAAAATTCGGATACATCATTCATATTATCACCTCCTTATGATAATTATCGCATAAGGAGTGAATGAAACTATTAATTTTTCAAAGAACGGAGGAAACAAAATGACACATCTATCACGAACTACATTAATCAATGCGCTGGTAAAGGTTAAGCCAGAAACACCAAGAGTAATGTTTGAGGCACTAAGCGATAAAGCACTAGATGCTGAATTTCGAGCAGTAACGGCCGAGTATAACGAGCAAGCTAGCCAACTTATGTCAGTTTCATATTAGGAGGTGCGAACATGTCAGATACGATATTGATTCGGCATGAGGCTCCAAAGGGATTCCAATTCATTAGCGAAGAAGAATACGAGAGGTTCCAAGCCTGGAAGCAAGCACAACGTGGTATTCGTACTTGGAAGCTTAAAGATTTGGCCAAGTATAAATACGGAACTAAATCAACCGAACGAGCCTCACGATATTTAACCAAGCATCGCCATGATTTGGATATTGAACAGGGTGGCTTCGTTGATTATGTGAATACCCATAACGGCTGGCAGATTCCAGCAGCTGAGATGATGGATTACTTATTAGATCATCCCGATTAATTTAAATTATAGGTGAATTACGTGGAAAGGCGATATAAAGCCCTTTCCAAAATACAGAGGTGTAGGTATGAAGAACAAGTTTGCAGAGCAATTGTCATTGGCATTAGGTAGAGATAAAACACTAACACAGCAGCAGATTGCAGATAGGGCGCATGTTTCTCCCGGACAATTGTCTCGGTTGAAGAGTGGATCAAGAAGCACTGATTCACAAATAAGGAAGTCGTTAGCAAATGTAATTAACGATTTTTGGCTTAATTATTCTGGTGCTCGTGAGAATTTCGGCGTGCTGTCATTCCAGAATGATCGTCAGCTACAAGGTGATATGTTCTCGGCTTTGATGAAACAGAAAAAGGAACAGCGTCAGCGAGAAAGAATTGAGGTTGAGTTTGAAGAAGCTATTACAGTCAAGCCGAGAGATCGGACACCAGCGCAACAGCTAGTTATTGAACGTTATCCACGTGAATATGCAGAAGAAATTAGCGCCGAGATAACTGATTTGGCTAAGAAAGCTGAGTATGCCGGTATCCCAATGGATAAATTGCAGGAAGTAATCGATAAAGTCAACCAAGAAAATGGCTAGGAGGTGTGATAAAAGATGCAAGTGGTTTCAATTAAAAAGAATCCTAAGTATCAGGCAGGCGGACAGCCTAAAAAATGGCTCAAAGGTGTTGAACTTGCCGCTGAATGGAATGTTTCGCCATCAACAATAAGCAACTTGGCGCGACGTGAAGACTACCCATTGCCGTCTGATGTTGCATTAGGGGCCCGCCAATATAATTGGGCGGAAGTTAGCCGTTGGCGAGCAGAAGAGAACAAACGCAAGCAGGATAGGAGGAAATAGCAATGATTGAAGGAGCAATAGTAGGCTGCGCATTAACAGTGCTGTGGTTTAAACGTCATGAAGTTGCTGGCTGGTTTGGAATTTAAGGAGATGAAGACGATGAAATTCACGTTCAGGATTGGAAATGTGCTTTACAAACAGCTCACGATCGAAGAATTGAATAATCTTTTTGACAAATTTAAGGAGGTTGAACGAATTGGAAGCACGCAAAGTATTGCTAAAGCCTAAATTTGAGTACGAAAAAAGCTGCTCGAGTATTGGTAGTACCCGTGCAGCTAAGACGCTTAATAAATTCAATTTCGAGTTCTATTGTACTCCGAAACAGTCACTAAGACAACGTTTGGCACGGAGGTGGGCGAAATGATACCAGCACAGGCAGATTTAAACGAGCATTGGCAGCAAAGTAACGACTCACGCGACTGGGTACTTGACGCAGATAACTATTGCTACGATGGTGACGAGTTCGATAAGGCTCAACTGTTCCAAGATTACATCGATAACAACGACTTTGAGCAGTGGGCGACTGATATGCAGGCCGATATGTTAAGCGCCATTTGTATCGTCACTTTCGGTTCGACTGACGTGAGCGTGTTGTATCCAGATCAAGGTGAGGAACCTAATTGGCAATGGTTGATTGATGTGTTTGGTCAGTCCCGTCTATGGGACGAGCTACTGATACACATCGACACGGACACGATGATGACACGTCTAGGCTATCACTGGGTATCGGAGGAGGAATAAGCATGAGTAATGAATTAGTTACGATGGTTAATAACAATATTGAGGACATGAAGAATAACGAAGGCTTGTCATTACCACCTGATTATTCAGTAGGGAATGCATTAAACAGTGCTTACTTGATTTTGAGTGATACGTCTAAGGGCCAACAATTACTTGATAAGTGTGACCAAGGATCAGTTATCAAGGCGCTGATGAACATGGCAATTCAAGGATTGAGCCCAGCTAAAAACCAATGCTATTTCATTCCTTATGGCAACCAGTTAGTCATGCAGCGCTCCTATTTCGGCTCAATTAGTGTTGTAAAGCGTCTTTCAAACGTAAAGGATATTCAGGCACAGGTTGTCCACAAAGACGACACGTTCAAGATTGGTGGCGAAAATGGAGTGTTGGTGGTTAAGGAGTTCGAACCAAGCTTTGAGAACCTAGATAAGCCAATTATCGGGGCATTCGCATGGGTCGAAGATTTGAATGGTGACCGGACATACACGGTTATGACAAAAAAGGACATCGACACCAGTTGGAGCCATGCCAAGACGAAGAAGGTTCAAAACGAGTTCCCAGAAGAGATGGCGAAACGCACAGTCATCAATCGAGCGGCTAAGTTCTACATTAACAGTTCCAGCGATAACGACTTGTTCGTGCAAGCAGTTAACGACACGACGAGTTCCGAGTACGAAAATGATGATCTGAAAGACGTAACACCGACTAAAAGGTCATTGGTAGCTGACGTAGCAGAGAATAAAGCCGAGAAGGCAGAGTCTGCCGAGCCAGCTAAAGAAACCGTTAAAACGGCTGTAAAGGAGGCACCAAGCAATGATCAAGAACCTGTCAAAGACGAAGCCGACCAACAAAACCTCTTCGACAACCTCGGAGACCTTGACGCCAGCTAACTATTACGATCGCTGGACAGATCAATCATTTATGTCAGCAACATGGTTCAAGAAGTTTTTAGCCTGTGAAGCAGAAGCGTTAGCCGAGTTGCAGGGTAAATGGGAACCATGTATGAAATCAACGGCGTTAGTCGTTGGAAACTGGCTTCACAGCTATTTTGAGAGCGAGGAGGCTCATGCGAAGTTCGTTGATGAACACCCCGAATCAATTTCAAGCCGAGGACCGAGCAAGGGCCACCTAAAAAAGGACTTCAAAACTGCTGAATCCATGATTGAAGCCTTATCTAACGACCATGATTTTAATCTTCTTTATCAAGGCGATAAGGAAGTGATTGTAACTGGTGAAATCGCTGGTTATCCCTGGAAGGGCAAGATTGATTGCCTCAATTTGAAACAAGGTTACTTCGTGGATCTCAAGACGACCGCTGACATATACAAGGCGTATTGGAATCCAGAAACTCGTGAGAAAGAACCGTTTGTATATGCGTATAACTACCCACTTCAGATGGCAGTCTATCAAGAGTTGATTAAGCAGCAATTTGGTGTGACGTGTAAACCGTACATCGTGGCAGTAAGCAAACAGGATCCACCAGACAAGCAGGCTATTGATTTACCGGAGTACCGACTTACTAATGCTATGAACCAGGTATTGGAATCTCAACAGCATATTCAAGATGTCATTAAAGGCGAAGCAGATCCTATCCAATGCGGTCATTGTGCTTATTGTCGTAGTACCAAAAAGTTAGAGAGTGTCGTTAGTGCAGACGACTTGCTCATGGATTGATTAAACAGAATTGGCTTGAATGCAGCAGTGACTGAATCCACCAAATGGGTGAGAGGCCCATCAATAAGGACAGGAGGTGCGAGATGGCCCGTCCAGTAAAAGAGGGATTGGATTACTTCCCATTAGACGTTGATTTTGCTGTAAACGACAAGACAGAAGCCATTATGGGCGAGTTTGGACCGAAAGGTGTTCTGTTTATGATTTATCTGCTGTCTGCGGTGTACCAAAATGGATACTACTTGCAGTGGAATAAATTGAAACAGATGCAGTTAGCTAATCGAATTGAAAGCGTATCACCTGAATTAGCTAATCAAATCGTTAACCGCTTGATTGCTTATGGAACCTTTAGCGAGGAACTGTTCAATTCGGCTAAGGTATTAACGAGCCAGCGTATCCAAGAGACCTATGAAGATGCTACTAAACGTCGCAAATCACAGAAACCAACTAAGTATTGGATTAATGCTGACATTAATAAAGATACAAGTGTAGTTAATGTCGACATTAATACACAAAGTAAAGTAAATAAAAGTAAATCAAATAAAAGTAAAGTAAATAATTATGATGATGACGCGGGCGTGACGCGCGAGCAGGTCATTAACGATTGGACCAACCTGTGGGGATTTCCAAATGGTATTGCCCGACCTGAGATTGATGAATGGCTGGAAGAGTTCAAGCCTGAGGTGATTGCCTATGCAATTTGGATTGCTGGAGAACATCAGATTGGATCTAATGCATGTTTGAAATACGTTCGTGCAATTGTTGCGGGCTGGAAGAAACGAAATATTACGACGTTAGAGCAGGCTAAAAAGGCCGCTGCTAATCATGACGACCGCATGAAGAGCGAAAGAAAACCTAGTGTCTATTCAAAGCCACGCCGTAAAGAAGTTACGCCAAAGTGGATGCAAAACGGCGCTTCTCAGGCGGATTCTAAGCCAAACTCAAGCGATAACCAGCAGGAGGATATGAGTGATGAGGCGTTCCTAGCGCTCATGAACAGTCAGGAGGAAGCTAAATGAATTGGGGCAATCAATTAGTCAAATTAGCCGCTAACCATGGCTATGAATCATCGGCACTGCATTGGACTAAGCAGCGTATGAAGCGGCATTTAAAGGCCGGTGGTAGCGCGCAAGATGAAGTGTGCGCTCATGAGTACAAGCTATTTGCACTCGAAGTTTTAATTATTGAATATCAGCGGGATGGCTTAAATTTTGATTTGACCCAATGTTGGGGTAAGCCAGCCGAGTATTTTATTGATCTAGAGCAAGCTAGACAAGGATTGCAAACGGAGGTGAGTGCATGACTGAAACACAGGTGTTAGTAATTAACGCTGATCTACCCGATATTGATCATCCGTTAGCGATCGGGCTGGAACCGGAAATGTTTAAGCTCGCGCAACATAACTACAAATCTGGTGAATGGCCGTTTCCGGTTAGACTGGTTAAGCCTGGGACTAAGGTACGCAGTGATGAAGCTTACTTAGCTAGTATGTTACCAGATCCCCAATCTGAGGAACGTGAGCAAATTAGAGATATTCGCCGTGCTCATCGTGATGGTAACCATACGATAAGGGCGTTGACCGATGAGACTGGCTATATCAGTCAGCGGGTTAGCTATCTAGTGCACAAGTACAGTTTACCGTTGCGGAACGGCTACTGGCGTGCTGAGAAGTACGACAATCCCAACGAGATTATTACTGGGCAAACAGTTGATTTGCTAGGTGATAAGCTCGACGCCCCAGCTAGATCGATAAGGCAAGCAAGTTACTCAAATGGCCTTGTTTGTGGCTACTACATTAGCTGGGTGCCGAAAGTATGAGCAAAGTCGTGATCAAGGGCGAGCTGCCTAGCCTAAATGAGTACATCAAGGCTGAACGGTCTAATCGGTATGCAGCGGCTAACCTAAAGAAGCGGTACACAGCCTTATGTAGTGTGTATGCCAGGGCTAGTCGGAATTCTGGAGTCGAATTTAATTGGCCTTGCAGACTTAAATTTACGTGGTACACAAAGAACAATCGAAAAGATGCGGATAATATCGCTTTTGCTAAAAAGTTTGTGCTGGATGGCTTTATAAAGGCTGGGCTTTTAGGCAACGACAATCGAAAGCATATCACGGGATTTCAGGACGAATTTGCAGTTGATAAACGAAATCCGCGAGTAGAAATAGATGAAATTACGGAGGACGAAGATGCCTAAACACACTAAGAAGCGTTCAACGATTAAACGGAAGCACCGGCGAATGAAGCAACACGCTGAAGCAAACAAAGCTAAAGCACAGGATAATAAGCAATTGGCCAAGGAATATGAGCCGTACAACATTAATAAGCGGGCGCTTGAAGCGTTCGGGTAGGATTTAAAATAAGAGGATTGAACTTTGTAAGAAAGAAGACAAGAAAATAATGTCAGAACGATATGATAAACAGCCATCAAGAATGTGGGATAAATATAGCGTGCGGGTATTTGCTGTTTCAGATGAAGATGAAGCTATCCCTATCCAGAAAATATATTTTGACAAAATAGAAGAAGCTGGATTCAACATTGAAAACAGACCAGATAGTGATGGAGATAAGGGGACATATATTGACGACTTTGATTTTCGAGATATACCAAAGTTGATGAAAGCGTTAGATGAAGACCTAATCGTAACTTATAACGATGTAGAATTTGAAATTACTATCTATGACCTACCAATTTGTTGACAACAGAATAGTTAAATTTTAGTCCAAGGGTTATTGAATAGCAGATAAAATGGAATAGAGATGGCGACAATGATTAAGTTTAGAGCGTGGAATCAGATCGATTCTGAATATATAAATGAAATTAACGCAGTAATGAGCCTGGATGGTTCACATATTTGGTGGGATATTAATGATTCAGGAGAAATGAAATATGAGGATGATTCAGGCAATTATAAATTGGAGCAGTTTACCGGCCTGAAAGACACGAGCGGCAAGGGAATCTATGAAGGCGATATTGTTTCTTTTGGAAGTATGTGGTGTGTTGGCGATGAATATGACCCCAGAGAAGAAGAGCACACCGGCACCGTAGAATATCGTCCCGACTATGCGAGTTATGTGGTTAATTGCAACGGAAAAATATACCCATTAGAGGAATTAACCAGTTTTGATGGATATTCAGTACAAGGTAACGTGCACGAGAACCCGGAACTATTGGAGGAAGACAAATGAAACAGATATTTGAAGCAATATGGAACGCAACCCCGTGGCAGTTAGTTAGTTGGATTGGTTCAATCGTGCTAGGAGTCATCATTGTTTAGGTAGTTATTGCGCTCTTGCTGACATGGGTTATACAACGTCATGGGTGAACAAAAAAGCTCACTACTATTCACAACTGTAGTGAGCATTGGCTTGCACATACGTGCCATTAAATTCTAATGCTATTGGAAATTAATGGCAATAGAAAAAAGCCACCAATTAAGGCGGCTAGTCATTAGGACCACTCGTATGACCGTTGCCAGTATAACATATAAAAAGCGCCGCCATCACTGACGCCGCTACGATTGATACCTACAAAATTAATTATAGCATACGAAAGCGGAGGGGCGCATGATGGGCGAACAGCAAGTTATTTCAGATGAAATTTTTCCACCAATTGACCAGGAGAAAACAATTAAACAGGTGCGGCGGTTCCTGGATAAGAAGTTACCGCAAGCAGTTCGGGCGTCCGGCCATTCGGTTGCTGATTTAAAATCGCCTAGCATGGATGGCATGCCTAAGTCGGCCCCAGCTGGTAATTCGGCCGAGGATCGGATTACACGCCGCCTATATGCCGAACAGATTGTCCGACAGACTATTCAGGCAATGGCTCGCTGTGATCATGAGTGCCAGGAGATATTAGATCGGCTATATTTGCAAGGTTACAGCGACACGATGTGCTACATGGATATTGGCTACAGCAAGACGCAGTATTTTGACCGCTGGAAGCCATTGGCAATGCTACAGTTCGCACAGAGCTATTACCTAGAAGACCTGAATATTTACCAAAACCGAACTCAAACCGGACTTTAACCGAACTTTTTCCGAACTCAAACCGGACTTCATAACAATAAATTGGTGGTAAATTAGTAGTATCGATAATTGGTTAGGGCGACAAATAAACGTTTTTCTGATAGCCCTAGCCGTTTTATGTGGCGGATTAAGGCAAATACGGTATTTATTATGCTGCATGTGGTTCGATTCCACATCGCCACTTTAGACGGGCCCAGATGTACAGTTTGTATTGCCTCCTTGATTAAGTTGATATGATGGCCCGTCTATTAAGTAGATATGATCTAATTGGCAAGATGGCGGTCTCCAAAACCGTCTATGTTGGTTCAAATCCAGCTATCTGTGTAGCCGGCGGATTTATAAGGGGTGATGCGCTCCTCTCTGCCGCTGGCATTAGTCTTCGCATTTAACATCGGCCGTTAAATACGAGTATCGCTGTGGGCTAATTGGCAAGCCACAATGGGATGTAGGTTCGAGGCCTACTGGCGATATAGGGCACTTTGGAAATTGCAGCCCGTGAAATGGAATTTCTAATAGTCGACGTGTGGTTGAAGCACGACACGTAAGACCCGAAAAAGGCGATAGTCGTGTCAGGAGGATAGCTACCGCGTGTGGTTCGATTCCACACCAATCACATACAACCCAAGCAAGTTGTTAAAACTGCTGTGTGTTTGTGGCGGAATAGGTAGACGCTAACATGTAAGATTATCCTGTACGGGGTTAGCCCATACGGCACTGGATTTAATCATGTAGGGTGCAAATCCTTACCAAGCACATTAAACGCGTCCGCGGCTCCAAAACGGACAATCTTCAAACTGCTCTCGCTTTTTAGCGGGAGTTTTTGTATAGTTAGAGTAAATTAATTAAGAATGTGGTGAAGTATATGAGACATCCTAGTAAAATTTTAAGGCCGGAGGTTGATAGTTTTAGTGTTGCAGCAATCAACGAACGTTATTCGGAGATGAATGATAGCTATAATGAACAGAAATATGGTGAGTCAGTTAATTATGCTCGAAGTATGGTGGAATCAACTTGTAAATGGATTTTTAAAACAATGAAAGGCTACGAAATTGATAATGATGGGTATCATCCATTACCTGAACTTGCTGAAATAACGTTGCGTACACTAGAATCTGAATTATCCTCGCAAGAACACATAACTAAGATATTCAAAAAATTGATTTGCACGATTGTTGAGATAGGAAAGCTTAGAAATTCGACATCTGTATCTCATGGATCATCTGTACGAACAGAATCTGTAACATCTGTTGAGGCTAGATTTGTTATATTTGCAGCAGAAGATATAACTTTAACTTTATTGGATCTTTTATTCAATAAAACACATTCTTTAAAGAGAAATGCGGTACATTCTGTTATTGATTCTAAAGGAATGACAAAGCTTTGGGAAAATGATATTTTTGTTGTTTATAAGTTAGACGAAAACGTTTCTTTGGGTACAGGAACGGAATTTAAAGTGTTCAAGAATTGTAATGTTATTTATCAGGCGAAGGTTACTTTGCCGAAAGGGGTCGATGCTAGTTCAGATCAAGAGTTTATGTCTGAACATATGCGAGATTACATGGAAGATGATGCAATAGAAAAAGGTAAAAGGGGAATTAGCTGGTATATGTATTATTCTGCTAAAAAGGATTTTATGTATGAGGTACAAGTCGAGGGTAATGTAATTTATATCACTAATGTTTAACTTTATATAGTTAAATTAGTAAAAATTGATTATATTATGTACCAAATTAGTATAACTAAGTACCCAGGAAACATAAGTGATGGAGGAATTTGGTCTATGATTGAACATCATGAGTTTATAAAGAATACAGAAATATTTTCTCTTTTTAGAAATAATGTTAAATAGAAATCAACGTCCCTTGGGACGTTTTTATTTTACGTAAATTTAGGAGTGGTGTCATGACAGTAATGATTCATAGTAAATACGGGTATGAGCCACCTGCATGGGTGCAGGCTGACGCCCGGATAGATAAGTGGTACAAGGATAAGAAGCGTCGTGCTAAACAGCATGGCGCTTTTAGTTTGGATAAAAAGGAGGAACCATCATGGATTTCGGAGAAGCATTAGAACAAGCGAAAAATGGAAAGGGTATTAGGCTCCCTCAATGGAAGCCAGATGTTGTTGTATTTGCTCAATATCCAGATAAGCACAGTAAGATGACAGCACCGTATTTATATGTGCAATCCAGATTTGGATGTGTGCCATGGAAAGAAACAAATATTGAATTATTTAGCGATGATTGGGAGGCTGTTAAATAACGTGTCAGCCTTTTAAAGTGCTATATTATCCTATAGAAAGGATGATTGTATGACATACAGCAATGAATATGAATATTTGATTGGTAATATTAAGTCTGGGAAAAGTCCAGAGCAGTTGGCACAGGAAGCTGAAACTTATGAGTTGGACGGGAATAAGGTTTTAGATATTATTCAAGAGCTATTTCGGGAGGGGCTGTTAACTTCTCCCAATGTGCCTAGTTTATATAAAAACCAAGCTGGTACAGGCAGACTCATTTCAACAGATTGGGACAAAGCAATTTCACGACTGAAACAGTTATAGGAAGAACGCAATAAGTAAAAATTAGCATCGCTTAATTGCGGTGCTTTTTTAATACATAAAATAAACAAAACGGAGGTGTGGTGGTATGTAATGGCTAAGTATGAAAAATGGTTAACTCCTGATGGACTTGTCCGAATTGGTGGCTGGGCGCGTGACGGTCTCACTGATGAGCAGATAGCGCATAACATGGGGATTAGCCGCTCGACGCTGAACGCATGGAAAAAAAGGTTTTCGGACATTTCGGACACCATAGGAAAAGGCAAGGATGTTGTAGACAGGCAAGTTGAGAATGCACTATTAAAGCGTGCTATGGGAACCACGACAACCGACAAGATGTATCGCATGGTTCATAAAGACGATGACGTACTTGATATGGAAAGGCGACGTTTTAGCAATGCTTGGAAATTAAAGCACCCAGAGGCCTCTAAGAAAGAGATTGATGACGCTGCCATTGCGGGAGTAAAGGAATATAAGCGCATTCAGCAGACTGAAAATGTTCATGAATTTCCACCTGATGTTAATGCAGCTATATTTTGGCTACGTAATCGTAAACCAAAAGCATACCGTGATCAAAGTTTCCAACAGCTTAATGAAGCACAAACTGATAAAGCGAAAGCTGAGGCACGTATTAGTAGTCATAAGGCTAATGAACTTGAAGGCGTTGGTCATGTAAATCCATTGCTTAAAGCTTTAGCTAAAGGAGCACAACAGTTAGTGCCGAAGGAGGAAGAAGACGATGCAAACACCACTAAGTAGTATTCAATATGGTAAGAAACAGGCAACGTTTATTTTTTCTCCATTCGACCATCTGTTTGATGTGAATGAGGGCTCAATTCGTGCCGGTAAGACAGCAGCTGATGATGCTCGGCTAGCACTGTTTTATTTGGCAACAACGGACGAGAACCATTTAGTTAGCGCTTATAACCAGGAGCTTGCTTATAATCTGTTTATCGAAGGCGATGGCATGGGACTAGCCTATATATTTGATGGTGCTAGTCATTTGAGACGTGATCGTGGTGGCGACCATTTAGCTTTAGACCTACCGAGTGGAAAAAAGAAGATTTACTTCAAAGGCGGGGCCAAGTCAAACAGTGCTAATGCTATCCGTGGGATGTCATTAGGTTCAGTCGCGTACTCTGAAATCAACTTGTTAAACAGCGAGTTCCTTGACGAAACCTTTCGGCGGACAGCCGCAGCTAAGTATCGTTATCATCTTGCTGACCTTAACCCACCAGCACCACAAGACCCAATTATCAAATTCTTTGATGAGCGCGATGCGCATTGGTTACATTGGCGGATGTCAGATAACCCAGTGATGACAACCAAGCGTTTGGCTGAGATGGAGACACAGCTAAAGAAAAATCCATATCTGTACAAGCGTGATTGGTTAGGATTAAGAGTCATGCCGCAGGGAATTATCTATGATCAGTTTGACCAAGACAGTATGACTAACCATACCTTAATTGGGCAGCCAGTAGAAATGTACTTTACTGGTGATGCTGGTCAAGATGATGCTACAACGATGAGTTGCAATATTGTTACGCGCGTCCGTCAGCCTGATGGGCGGTTTAAGTTTGTTTTAAACCGCGTTGCCAATTATTATCATAGTGGCACGGAAACGGGACAAACCAAGGCGATGAGTACGTATGCCACAGAATTGAGAAGATTTATTTTGTGGTGTGTTAACGCATACCAATTGCACTACTCAATGGTGTTAGTGGATCCCGCTTCATTAGCGCTACGGCAAGAGCTAATTAAGGTTGGCATCGAGGCTGGTAAGGCGGATAACAACGGGCATGATCATGTTGGTAACTCTAAAGGAATTGAAGTCGGCATTCAGCGGCAACAATCATTGATTGCAGATGGTCAGTTTGTCTTGGTTGATACGCCGGATAGTGGACTAGCAAATCAGAGCTATGATAATTATCACTTTGTTAAAGAACTTGGTATGTATGTGCGTGATGAAACAACTGGCAAGCCGGTCGATGCTAATAACCATGCAATGGACGAGTGCCGATACGCTGCTAATTACTTTACGAAGAAATACAAGGGAGGTTACTAGCCTTGTTTAACAGAATACACGATTGGATAAAGGGGGTGTTAGTCAAAATGGGATTAGCTGCTGAGTTGCAAAGTGTAACTGATCATAAGAAGGTAATGGCGGATGATACTCAGTATGGATTGATTGCTAAGTGGTTTAGTATTTATCAATCAACGCCGGAATGGTTGAAAATACAAAAAAAGCTACCTGACGATTCTTACTTGGATCGCAAGAAGATGTCATTAAACATGGGACAAGTTGCCGCCAAGAAGATGGCAAGTTTAGTATTCAATCAAAAGGCTGTCATTACTGTTAGCCCAAAGAACGCGAAGAATCCTGATGATCCCTCATCGCCAGAAGATTATCAAACGGTTGAGAATCAGTTCGTACAGCAAACCTTGAAGGACAATCATTTTTATAACAATTTTGAACGTTACTTAGAATATATGTTCGCAACTGGTGGCATTGTGATTCGTCTATATACCGATCGTGGTAAAGTTAAGATTCGATTTGCTACCGCTGATGCATTCTATCCAATCACGTCAGATGCTAATGGTGTCAGTGAAGCTGTCATTGCCTCCAAGTTCATGAGTGACAGTCATTACTATACGTTATTGGAATGGCATGAAGAAACAGATACGGACTATGTCGTGACTAATGAAGTCTACAAGAGCACGACCAATAGCAATGATGACTTGGGTGTGAAAATTGATGATTGGAGTAACTTGCCGGATGCATTCAAAAACATGTCACCGCATCCAACTAGGTATTCCAAAAAGCTTTATTCACGGCCGACGTTTATCTATTTAAAGCCAAATTTAGCTAATAACTTGCACATTGACAGTCCATTGGGTATTCCTATCTACGCTAACGCCATAGACACATTGCGCCAGTTAGATGAAGCCTATGACTTGTTATTCCAAGAATTTGTCAAAGGAAAACGGCGTATTGCCGCACCAGCAAATCAATTGAAACGTGAAGTTGACCCACAAACCGGTAAAACACGGTATTATGTTGATTGGAGTGAAGATGTCTACATGGCATACAACACGACAATGAGTGGCGGTGATGGTGAGTCAGCGAAACCGACTGATATTACATTAGGACTGCGAAATGAAGCAATTGTGGCTGGCATCAATGATTTGTTGCATTTCTACTCTTCACAAATTGGTTTCAGCGCAGATATGTTTACGTTTGACAGCAAACAGGGTGTTATCACAGCGACAGCGGTAATCAGTGAGAATAGTGATACGTATCAATCCAAAAACAGTCATGAAACGTTGATTGGAGAAGCAATTGAACATATTTGCCAGATTATTGTGGAGCTGGCTAAAAATGATTCAGGCGTACAATATTCAGGTCAAACAGATATTGATATTTCTGTTAACTTTGATGATTCGATTGCCAAAGACCGAAATGATAATCTGAATTATTACATGAAAGCTAATGGCAATCACCCCGTCATGACACAACTAGAAGCAATCAAGCGCGCCAATGGAATTACTGATGTTGAGGCTCAACAGGTTCTTGACCAAATCAATGCAGAAACAGCAAATGCTGAAGGTGCAATTGAAGATGTTGTCGGTGGTAACGGTAAAGATGGTGAGGGTAATGCTTAAACCATGGGATTTATCGGGTTATTCGGATGAAGATGCTAACAACTATGCTAATGTTGAAGATTTGATTTGGTCTTTCATTATCAACCTGATAGGAAATGAAGCATCTAAACATGATGATACCGATAATGAATGGATAAACGAATTACTTAATCATGCAGATGATGTTAGGCAATATGCTGCTAAAATAACTGTCTCGCCTACACAGCATGCGTCTAAGCAATTGCACACAAGACTTAGTACAATTAGTCAAGATAATGTCAAACAAGCTGAAAAGTGGCTTAAAAAGGTTACTGGAAAGCAAGTGGATTCGATCAAGGATTCGCAACAGTTTAAGCAAGTTGTTGATGACCAGTTAACAGAGACGGATAATTATCTGAACCTTGCTAGACGTAATATGAGCGCTAATGCGTATCAGATGTTTAGGGGAATTGTTGGTGATGCAAAGCGGTCAATTGATAGTGGTACAACTGCCATCAAAGCAATAGCTAAAGCTAGTGAGCAATGGGCAGAACAAGGTGTACCCGCACTCGTTGATAAGGCTGGTCGAAAATGGTCACCAGATGTCTATGTGCGGACAGTAGTTAACTCAAGTATTAATAGTGCTACGAATGATACAGAGTTACTTAGGTATCGCCAGTATGGCTCGTTAGTTAAAGTTAGTTCACATATTGGATGCCGTCCAAGCCACTTACAGTATCAAGACCATGTTTATTCTTTGAACGGTAATACAGACAAGTATCCAGATTTTGAATCAACAACGGAATACGGTACGATTACTGGCATTGGGGGCATTAATTGCCGACATTATACGATTCCATATATCGAAGGCTACGGTTCAATGCCAGTGCCACAGCAGTCAGATGATGACAATGCTGCTAGGTATCAATTAGAACAAACTCAGCGACGACTTGAACGTGAGGTGCGAAAAGCTAAGCGTAAACTGATAGCAGCTAAAAAGCTTGGCGATCAAAGTGATATTACGGCTGCACAAGAATTAGTGAGCCGTCGTCAGTCAGCTACTCGTCAGTTTGTTAACAAGCATGGGCTAGTGCGTCAATACAATCGAGAAAAACAGTAGTGCCCTTAGCATGGCGTTAAAAGGCTTATTTTTTATACCTTAATTTAGAGAGGAGTAATAAAAATGGCAGAAGATAATCCAGTTCCAACACCTGAACCAGTGCCGGTTACTGATCCAGTACCGACTTCTACGCCAATTGATACTAAACAGGTAGCCACAGAAGCGCGTGCCGAATTATTAAAGTCACTTGGGTTCGATAACGAGGATGACTTGAAGGGTGTCGTCGAACAACATAATAAAGATGTGGCGGCTAATCAGAGTGCATTGGAGGCTAAATCTGGTGAGTTAGACAAGGCTACCAGTAAACTTGCAAAAGAAACTAGTCGTGCTGACACTGCAGAAGCTCAAGTAGCTGCTCTTAAACAAGGAGTTGATGCTGATCATTTAAGTGATGCGCTGGCGCTCGCCAAGGCTGACTTAGCAAGTAAAGCTAATGGTGTGAAAACAATCGATGAAGCTTTAGCTGGCGTCTTAGAGCGTAACCCAGCATTTAAGGGTGTAGAAGCAGCGCAAGGAACGGCAGTTGCTGGTCAAAACCTTAGTGGTGGTCAAGGTAACGTTGCGGTGCCAGATTTGTCAAAGATTAGCTATGGTGAAGCTGCAAAACTGAAACTAGAGCACCCTGATGTTTACAAGCAAGCTGTTAAAAAACTAACAAATAATTAGGAGGAAATAACACATGGCAGATGAAACAACTGTATTAGATAACCTGATTGATCCACAAGTTATGACTGCGATGATTAGTGCTAAATTACCTAAAGCAATTCGTTTTAGCGCTATTGCACCTGTTGACAATACACTTGAAGGTCGACCAGGTACTGATGTAACCGTACCTCGATACAAGTATATCGGAGATGCAACGGATGTCGATGAAGGTGGCGCTATTGATTATGCTAGCCTTTCAACAGATACCGACATGTTCACGATTAAGAAAGCAGGTAAAGGTGTCAAGATTACTGACGAAGCCGCTCTGTCTGGATATGGAGATCCAGTAGGCGAAGGTCAGCGACAAATTACGATGGCAATTGCATCTAAGATTGACAATGATATCTTGGCTACTGCAATGAAAGCACGACTTACGCTAAGTACTGGCGTTGATGTTACGTCATTGGATATGGTCGATGCGATTGAAGCTGCATTTAATGATGATACGAGTGAATACGCAGTAGAAGATGATTCACCGACCACGGGCGTATTGTTTATGAATCCTAAAGATGTCAATAAACTACGTAAGGCTGCTGCTGAGAACTGGACGCGAGCAACTGATTTAGGTGACAACATCTTGATTAATGGCACATTTGGTGAGTTACTCGGATGGCAAATTGTGCGGTCACGTAAAATCAAAGAAGGCTCCGCCTTGGCAGTTAAGCCGGGTGCAATGCGTACCTACATGAAGCGGAACGTTCTCTCTGAAAAGGGTCGCGATATGGATCATAAGATCACTAAGTTTAATGCCGATGAACATTATGGTGTTGCAATCTATGATGACACTAAGTTATTAGTCATTAATCCATTTGATGTCGAAGGCGGTACTGTTATTAACCAAAACGTAACCAGCACTAAGGATGTTACGGTTAAAAAATCCAATAAGGGTAAAGCTGTGGCATCTGATGCGCCGTCAAAATAATGTCACCGTCTAATATTAAAGCAATGCCTACGAATGACGGTGCGAAGATCACAGCAAAGTAGGCAATTAAATTTAGGAGGAATATAGTATGGCTAAAGTGTTGAATGCTTATCAGAAAGGCAATGAAACGGCAATTGCAACTGGTGATGCAACCAGTGTGGCAATTACTGGCTTATCAGCTGGCACAGTTGTTGCTACTGGTGACTATCAGGTTGCCTATGTGGACGGTAGTCAAACGAGTGACAAGGTAGATGTTCCCGGATTTACGGTTCTTGCTGCTCCACAAGATGTTAAAGCTACAGCAACCACTGATGGTGCCAATGTAACTGCTAGTTAGAGGTGATTAGATGCCGATAGTAGATCAAGATTTTTACGATAATGTTTATTTTGGTGAGACAGTACCAGCTGATATTAAGTTTGAACGTTTGGAAATGCGGGCCGAAGAGATGGTAAATCAATACGCAAATTATTATTTCGATTCGCATAGTCTTGATGATTTGCCACTTGATGCTGACCGAATCAACGTGAAAAAGGCTGTCTGTGCTCAGATTGAATGGTTTATTGATTCTGGTGGGGTTGAAGAACTAGCTAACGCTAAACAATCGGCTAAAGGGATTAGTCATGTAACGATAGGCAAATTTAGTTATGAGAAGTCATCACCCGCGACACTACCACGTAGTACGGCACAACGCTCCAATGTGGCAATCAACTACTTACGACCAACTGGCCTATTGTATCGTGGGGTGCACTAAATGGATGATATTATTGATCCAATTCCCATTGAGTTGTTAGATGATGCTATCAAAGTGACACCCTGCGACGCTAATAAAGCTAAACAGGATTCATGGACTACCAGCTCAGATAGCGATGGATCTGATGACTACACGATTAGACATGTACGAGTTGAACCTGCAACCTCGGTGTCAGTACAATCTGTTATTGGCAATGCTAGTGTACAGGTCGTTACTGGGGCCTATACACTAATTGTGGATTCAACTAACTCGACGCCACTAGATAGGTTGCCCAAGCTTAACGACAAAGTTGAAGTACAAAGTACCCACCAATCGTTAATCGTGAAGAGTCTTGATCCTATTTATGATTTTGGCACGCATGTTCATCATTGGGAAGGAGTGTTGCAATGACTAACAAAGTAGATTTGTCACCATTAGTTACACGTTTGAATAATCTTAATGTGTTGACAAACCGACTAGCAGATGTGATTGTGCATGATTCTGATCAATATGTACCCTTTCTAAGTGGTTATTTAGCTGGCCATGTATCGAGAATTCAAACAGGCACTGGCGTTACTATCGTCTGGACGGAGCCGTATGCGGCCTATATGTACGGTGGTAAAGTAATGGTGAAAGCACCAGATGCAATGGGCCAGCGGAGAGGTTATCACAAAGTAGTGACGGATCGGCCCTTGAATTATAACCACACTAAGCATGCGTTAGCGCAAAAAGGTTGGGTTGATAAAGCTTATTTGGTTAACGGTCACAATTGGGCAGCACTTGTTGCACACGGATTGGGGGCGACGTAGTGAGTCAAGCTGACCTTGATTTGGATGTTCGGGTTGCTGATTACATCAGTGCTAACGTTAATCTGTTTGATACTTTAACGCTGGGTAACGATTATGCTCCTGGAATGTCACTGAGTTATACATTGCAGCCCGCTGGACCTGCAACGCGTTATTATGATGGCCGCCGTCGTCGTAGTTTTGCATTTGCAATTACTGCTAAACACCCACACGGAATTGTTTGTATCAACACTCTCAGTGCCATAATGTCCATAATGGAGAATGCAACGCCGATATCAATCAAAAGTGAGAACGGAAGTTTCAAATTCATAAGCGCTAAGATGACAACCTCACCGGAGTTTTTAGCCACTGTCCAGGATGACGATGGTCAAGATGCTCAAAAGTATGGTGTCTATCAAGGCGCTTTTAGTGTACAAGTAATTATTTAATTTAGGAGGAATGCAAAATGGCTGATGCTACAACACCAACAACTGACCCGAATGACAGAAATGTTCAAGGGTCAATTCAAGAAAACTATTTAGATGAATATTGGGTAGGAAAAACTGCGGCAGATAAGACAATCAATTGGTTATATTTAGGTGATGGGATTACCACTGTAACGCCTAAGTATACTGATAAGAAAAAGTCCGCTGCCTATTACAATGGTGGTGGTCAAGAACGACAAACAGTTACTGGGGTAACGTCATCGTATGATATTTCTGGTGATCGTTCAATTGGAAACCCAGCCCAAGATGATATTGCCGACATGAAACAAAAAACTGGTGGCTTACGTGAACGGATGTTCCGTAAAGTCCAATGGGTACAAGAAGAAGATGGTTCATTAACACCTAATGCAATCGAATCAGGTATGGGAACATTCTCTGACATTGATGATGGTGGTGGCGCTGCGGACGATAATGGTAGCTTCAAGGTAACGATGACGTACAACGCTACTCCTGCAGTAATCAAGGCAAGCGACCCGGCTGCTATGACAGCAGCATTGAAAGATACACCTTGTCAGAACGCTATTATTTTGGGCGTTAAAGCCAATTCGTTAGCTGACAGTGGTGATACGCCGTCAAAATAACAGCGCCATCGGGTGTTCAATCTTTACCTACAAACGATGGCGCAATTATAAAAAGTATGTAGGTAAGTGACGGAGCAATCCGTCATACATAGAATTAAAAAATATAGGAGGTACTAACATGAGTGATATAATTAAATTAGAGGTTCCTAGTGACAGTATGACGTTTGAAATTGGTGATAAGAATTACACGGCAAGTTTTGCTGATAAGTCATTTGCTATTTTTACAGATCAATATAACGATATTAAAATGGCTGAAGTGAAATTACAGCAGGAGTTATATCATCGATCAGTTGAGTTAACTGATAAAGAAGCTCAATTGGAAAAAGATATGATTAATGAGCCAATGACGGCGCTAGATCATAAAAAGCAACTCCTACAGCGTCGGTATTTAAGAACGTATGATGATATTCAGAACAAATACAAAGTCAAAGCTGAGCAACAGTTCTATAAATTACTTGATGGCATGTTTGGCAAAGGTGCTGGCAAGGAACTATATCATACTTGCAATGATTCCATGGTTGTATTTGCTAAAGTGGTTGCCCAAATCATGATTAACATTGAACAACATACGGATATTTCTGATTATCGTGACAAATACCTAAAATCCATTACAGAATTACGGAAGAATGAACAATGAGTTTTACCGATATAAACACTAACAGCATCGTATTTCGGAAACATCGGTATCGTTTAGACCTTTCATTTCGCATGGTGTTGCTCTATTTTAAAGCGATTCGGGATGAAGGTCTCACTATACCAGAGCGTGTAGAAGTCAGCTTAAAAGCGCTGGTATTGGACGATACGAGCAAGCTACGTTTTGAGGACAAGGGTCAGTTACTGTCTGAAATATTTAATACAAAAATCAATAATGACCGCGATCGGATTCGAGCCAAGGTACTCAAATCTGGTAAGCGGTCTTTTGATTTTGATGAAGATGAATCATTAATTAAGGCTGGTTTTCAACAACAATATGGTATTGATTTAGACCGAGATAGTCTCGGTTGGGAACGGTTTACCACTATGTTGGATGGCCTTAATGAAGATACGCAATTTAAAAAAGTTGTCAGATTTCGACTGGCCAGGGTTAGTGATGATATGGATGCTGATACGCAAACTTATTTAAAGCAAATGAAGCTGATTTATGGATTAAAACAAGCTCTCACCGATGGCGACGGCAAGCTGACACCAGATGAACTATCTATCGAGCTAGCTAATTTAGATATGCCACACAAGGCGTTACGGATGAAAGAGCTACGGGAGCAAGGGAAAATATAGAAAGGATGTGTGTAAATGGCTGATATTGCTGGTAGTGTCAAGATTAACGTAGACTTAATCGCTAAAGAGGCGCTTGCACAAGCCGAAGTTCTTAAGCGAACATTTAAAGACGTGGATGTTAGCCCGAAAGCAGCTGCCAACTTAAAATTGTTGAATCAAGGGTTAGAGACAACTGCATCCAGCTATAGTAAGCTATCAGCTGCTCAAGAACAAGCAGGGCTACACATATCTTCTCAAGTTTCTAAGTTGAACTCTTATAAAGCACAGTTGCAAGCTAACCGACAAGAGATGACAGCAACAGCTGGTGAAATCGGTCGTCTGTCACGAGTAGAAGGTGATAATTCTGCTCAAGTAGTAGCGGCTAAAAGCAAATATGCTGCCCTTGAACGTGAACAGCAAGCTCTGGTTTTGTCAGCAGGCAAGCTGCAAAAAAGTGTTGGTGCATTAACACCAGGAATGGCCGCCGCTGCCGATAAAGCTATGGCTATGGGTACCAAGCTTCAAAATACCGGCGAGAAGATTAGTTCCCTTGGAAGTAAGGCTACTATTGGTTTTACAGTGCCGATTGTCACAGCCATGGGAGCGGCAACTAAATCTTTTATTAATTTTGATTCTCAAATTAAGTCAATGGGTGCCTTACTAGATGACGGTCATACTAGTGCTTCAAAGTTAAAATCAGAGCTAAATTCTTTGGGCGATGCTAGTAAAAAATGGTCAGTTCAATATGGTGTATCGACTACCCAAATTAATGATGGAATGACTGAGATGATCAAAAAAGGATATAGTTTCCAACAAGTTATGGGAGGGATGCCATCTATATTGAATGCAACCAAGGCTTCCGGTGATGACTTTAATGATGTTATGAAGGTTTCTACATCGACACTCGAACAATTTGGCCTTAAATCAAATAATACAGCTACTATGTTGAAAAACACGCAACGAGTTACTGATGGATTAACGTATGTTGCAAACAAAACTTCTGCGGGCTTTACTGATATGGGATATGCCATGGAGTATGTAGGACCAGTAGCACACGGCTTGAACATGAGCCTGGAGGAAACTTCCGCGGCAATTGGTTTGATGAGTAATCAGGGGATTGAAGGGCAAAAAGCAGGTACTTCTTTACGTGGCGCACTTTCTGCTTTATTGACGCCATCAAAACAAAATATGGAAGGATTTAAAGCACTTGGTGTCTCCGTATCAGATTTCAAGAAGGGCACGCTAACGTTGCCTGACATTCTAGATAATATTAAGGCTAAGTCCAAGGGCATGACTAAACAACAGTTGCAATCAAATTTAGCATTAGCATTTGGTACTGAGGCCCAGTCTGGGATGAATATTTTAGTTAATGAAGGTGGAGACGCACTTCGAAAGCTCACTTCAGAGACACAAAACTCAACAGGTTACACCAAAAAGCTAGCAGATACTATGAACGATACCGCTAAGGCTAATGTTGATAAATTTAAACAGTCACTAAATGTACTTGGAATTGAAGCAGGCCAGCATTTACTCCCGTTGGTTACAGAATTCTTAAAACATGCAAAAGAATTAATAGAACGGTTTAATAACTTAGACCCAGCAACACAGAAGCTAATTCTTAATACAGGCTTAGCTGTTGCAGCTGGTGGTCCATTGATTAGCATGTTTGGAAAATTGACCTCTGGTGTAGGGCTACTAACTAGTGGATCTATGAAACTATTGGTTGGTGCTGCTAAACTATCACCGTTATTTGGCACTTTAGTTAAAGATGGCGGTGCGGCCAGTACTGTCATTGCTGGCCTTAGTGGTGGCGCAGAAACAGGTTCAGCATCCTTGTTAGGTTTAGGTGGGTCAGCATTAGGTACAGTTTCAGGATTGGGCGCATTGGCTGCGGCTGCCGCCCCGGTCGTGTTAGGTGTAGCAGCTGTGGGGACAGCAACTTATTTTGCGATTAAAGCCGGCAAGGAGCATAGTGACCAGTTGAAGCGCCAACGTGCTTCGATGGACGAATATGGTGCCAATATTAGTCAAAACTCGCAAAAAGCAATTGGCTCGTTTAATGAACTACATCAAAAAGCCAAGAATGATATGGCACTATTGGACACTGCGGTAGGTAAGCAGTCTAAACAATTATCTAGCGATGTGGTTACTAAATACAGTAAGATGGCTGGTTTGGTTGAACAACAGTTTTCCAAGACTAAAAAGGCTGGGATGGACGCACTATCCGACTTATCTGGAAGCTTTGGAAGTGCTGGTAATAGCTGGGTAACGCAAGTCGAAAAGGGTGTTGATAAGCGGGCTGATGGGCAAACTAGTAAGCTTGAAAAAGCTAAAAAAACGATGGAGAGCATTTTAAAGTCAGTTGACGGTGACTTCTCTAAGTTGTCTGCTACTCAGAAGGCCAAGCTAAATGAGGCTGAAGCTTACATTGACTCGCAAGTCTCTGCCTTTGGTATGGCTTATAAAGACCAGCAAGCGTTATATAAAGCTTACGTGCAACAACATGGCACTATCACGGATGGCATGTATAAGGCGGACGTAAAGTCAGCAGATTCGGCATATTCCAAGACTTATGGCAAGGCAAGTGATAGTTATAAGAAGAGTCTGTCTGAGCTGAAATCACTAAGAAAAAATGACCAAATTAGCAAAGACCAATACGACCAAGCACTTGCCATGCTTGACGCTAAGCGTAATAAGCAACAAACTCAAGCTTCGTTGGAATACATCAAAACTGAAAAGGCGGCTGGCGATGCGTATAACAATAACGGTCGTGAAATTCTTGGGACAAGCCGAACTCTTGCTAAGGAGCAAGCCGGAGAACAAGTTGATGATAATGGGAAACTAATCAAAATCTATAAAGATAAAGTTACGGGTGTAACAGAGACGGCTGAAGAATGGATTGCCAATGCTAAAGCTAAAAACAAAGAGTACATTAAGAATCAAGTTAACGCTCACGGAACCATTGAAAAGAATATGGCTAAATTCCAGAAGTCTCAGGAAAAAGCCTATGAGGCAATGGGGATGTCCGACTCTACTGCTGCTGCACAAGCAAAGGTGGATGCCGATAATATGCTGGCGGAGACAACAAAAGCAGGTGCTAAATTGGCCGCAAGTGCTGAAAAAACGCATGATAATTATGTTAAATCTTTGAATAAAGGCACTTTGGGAAGCCCAGCCAATGTTGCTAAGCAATGGGGACTTGATCTTTCTGATAGCGCTGCAAACATTTCTCTTGGTAAATACGGATATAAAACTGCACAACAGTTCTGGACTGATGTCAAATCTGGTAGCAAACAGGGTTATGAAGAAGCACAAGTATATTTCAATTCAATTCTAACTGGCTTCAAGGATGACGGCAAAAAGAATATCAGTGATTTAACCGATTCTGAACAGGAAGAACTTCGATCAGGTCTTTCAACGGGAATCTTATCTTTGAAAGATTTAGCTCCTGTTTTTGGTAATACGATTACTGGCCTTTTCCCGAAAGACTTGTCCAAGCTGAGCGGAAAAGAAATTGATACCCTTAAACAAGGGTTAACCGATGGAGCCGTGACTATTTCAGATTTGAAACAACAATTTGGAGACAATATTACCGGTTTGTTTCCTAAGGATCTATCAAAGCTCGGAAAAACTGATATAGCAACTTTAAAAGAAGGACTCAAAAGTGGTGATATCACTGACGCTCAATTGAAAAGCCGCTATGGCAAACAATATGCTGCTATTTTTAAGCAAGATTTATCTAAGCTAGGTAAGAGCGATATTCAATCACTCAAATTAGGCTTGGATATTGGAATTATTACCAAGAGTGATTTAAAGACACGCTATGGTAAAGCAATTTCTAATATTTTTGATCACGATTTGAAAAAGATTGGGCAAAAAGATATTGACACTTTAGCAACTGGTATTGATTTGGGAATCCCTGGTGCTAAATCTGCATTGAATAAGCTAAAGTCGGCAGTAAAGAGTGGAGCTAAAATCAATATCACTGGCGAAGGGTCATGGACCATGGATACCCTTAACAAGGCTTATGCTGATAAGAAAATTTCAACTGAAAACTACTTGAAAGTATTAGCAGCGATGGTTAAGGGGAAAACTAATATTGATATTGGTGAAAGCGGCCGTAAGACCATGGATAGTTATAACGATGGTATCAACGGTGAGAAAAAGGTACCTATTAATTCAGTTACGGGGACTGCTCAAACCATCAAAGATGTTATGACTTTGGGGCAAAAAGCTGTTGGTGCTGGCCACGATACAATGGAATCATTCAATCAAGGCCTAGTCGATAAAGCTGCCGACCCCCTGAAGTCTGCTGGCGGAGTTGGAAAGGGTGTTGCTCATAACCTTGATCAAGGTGGAGCTAGTGTTAATGCATTGTCTAAAGCTGTTGGTGGCAAGAGTTCCTACACAGCAACTGAAAACAAGTTAAGCATAACGACAGGGATACCACATAAAACCGGTACTAATGGTAAAATCACCAGCCCTGAAACCGCGATAGTTGGTGATGGTTATAAGCCAGAATTGATTGATTACGGCAATGGATCATTAGGACTATCACCGGCTGTTCCAACTGTGACTCACTTGCCTGTTGGCGCTCAAGTCTTTTCAGGCGAGGATACTGAAAAAGCGGCACCAATTCTTAAAATGATGGGGTTGCCGATGTTTGCGACTGGTTCCGGTGGTAGCATCGTTGATTGGATCAAGAACCTATTTGGTGATGCTATGAAGTTCATGGAGCACCCTATTGATAACTGGAAGAAGTTAGTCGATTCAAGTTTTCAAATGAACCTATTTCCGGGTGGCTCACAGAATCAGTTTGGCCCAGATACTAAGGACTGGGAAAAGAAGCAAACCAATTGGCTAAAGAAACTAGCCATTGAGGGTGCTGGTAATCCTGGTGGTGCTGGGGTAACGCGGTGGATTCCGTACATCAAACGAGCTGCTGCTGCCATGCACGTATCAATGCCGGAAGATGGTGTTAAGAAAATTCTCAATACCATCAATCACGAGTCCGGCGGTAATCCGACAGTATTTCAACATGGCTATGTTGATGTTAATACTGGTGTTGACCCTGCCCAAGGGTTGCTTCAATTTATTGGACAAACATTCCGGTATTACGCGGTTAAAGGCCATGGAAACCGTGCTAATGGTTATGACCAATTATTGGCGTTATTTAATGATTCCAACTGGTACAACGATTTGATGTGGAATCGCGGCTGGGCGCCAAGCGGTCATCGCCGTTTTGACAGGGGCGGCGAGTCCTATGAAAAGCAATTAGCATGGGTATCTGAGCATAACCAACGTGAAATTCATATTCCGGATGATCAGTCGAATTACAGCAAGTATTTAGCGGACCAAGCTGTCAAGATGTCATTTGGTCAGCAGGCTTTTGTTGCTACAAGTGCGGAACAAGCCGCTGGATTAAAGAGTACCATTCCCGTAGATGCTCCTAATAACGGTGGGCCTGTCGCGGTCAGTGGTGCAGCGGCTAACGGAACTGGTGAGGTACTAGGCGTGGTCAAGTCATTAGTGGACGCAATTACTAGCAAGACAGTTAACATTACTGCCAAACTAGATAATGGCGTCCTTTTTAATGCCCAGTATCCGTTAATTAAGCTGGCTCTAGGCCAAGATGTTGTCATTGATCGAGCGAGAGGAGGCAAATAGATGGAGTTAGATATTCAAGTGATTCAACAGGATGGCAGTAATTACTGGCTATCTGATTTGGGTATTCAAGTAGAAAAGTTTTCACCACCTGCACCGACGTTCACTCGAACGTATACGCCAGTTGGTAAGTACAATGTAGCTTCATCTGAAACACACACGAGTGAACGCAAGATACCGCTAGTTTTTGACGTTAAAACAATTGACTCAGTTGACCAAGAACTAATGCGGTTGAAGCTGTTTGATTTATTTCGTGGTTACGAAGATTTTTATGTTGTTAGTAGCGTCATTCCATCGATTCGTTGGCCAGTCCATGCGGATGATGGCTTTAACGTAGACCCGTATGAGGCTTCGCCCATTATGACGGAGGACATCACAGTTAATTTAGTTGTTACCGGTGGATTTGGTGAGACGATTAACACCACTGCCAACATGAAGAATAACATTCCATTAGGATTTGATATTCCATTTGCATGTTTGCCACCGTATCGTTTCACCAATCAAAGTGACGTCAAGGTGTTTGTTGGTGGCTCAATTCCGTTGCTGGCTGATGGCAAGACGGCCACATTAACCTTCCATGGAGATGTGGCTAGTCAATTATCGATTACTAACAAAACTACGGGACAAGTGTTTCAGTTAAATCAAGCGTTGAAGAAATCCCAGACTCTAATTTTATATGGCATGGTTCCAGTTGTGGATGGTGTGAATGTCTACAGCAAGGGGAATCATGCCTATTTAGATTATGTCAAAGGGATTAATGAATTACTAGTAGCGGGCGCAACGAATTATGATTTGGAGTTTGATACACGCTATTACGTTTAGGAGGTGTGAAAGTGTTTTATTTACGTGATGTAACAGGTAACGAACTACCAGTTATCCCAATTTCAGCACAATTGACTAAAACTGTGAATCAGGTGTCACAACTGGAATTGACGTTCATTAACACGGGTACGAACGCGTCTGCTGTGGGCATGTTGCAACCACGCACTCTCTTGCTGGATTCTGATAGTGGCGAAGCTTATCGTATTCAGACCATGAATGGGTCTAGTCGCAATGTTAAAGCAACGTTTCTAGGCGCTGTGCACGATTTAAATGACCATTACGTTGAGAAGAGTATAAAGGGATACCAGTCGCTCGATAGCTGCATGCAGCTAATTACTGAAGGCACTGGTTTTACGTATACGATTCATTATGATTTCAATCATTATGATTTTTCTGAAGGTTTCGGTACTGGCTTAGCGTTTGATTTATTCTTAAACACTTTGATGTCGGACTTCAATTTCGAATGGACTAGTACGGGCAAGCACATTGATATTTATAAACAAGTCGGTAAGCGTGATGCTTTCGTTTGGTTAGATGGATTGAATCTTAGCTCGTTGACCAATGAGAGTGATTACACGACGATTGCTACGCATATTAAAGGTACAGGTAAGTTAGACGACAAGGAAAAGCCATTGGCTACTGCTGAGTACACGAGTCCTAACGCAACAACGTGGGGTGTAATTGATGCAGAGCCAATTTCTGATGAGCGGTTCACGAATAGTGATTCCCTATTGGCATATTTGAAATCAAAATTACAAGATGTGCCGTTGATTCAGCGAACTGCGACATTGAATGATTTCAAGACTAACTCGGTACCTGGAATGATTAATAATAGTGAGGTTGGAAATTATGGCTATATTCGGGATCGCAATGGTGTGGATGTTGAAACTCGAATCAGTGAAACCGTGATTGATTTGGTTAATCAAGCGACGACTAGCGTGACATTTGGCAATATGACCAAAAGCTTTACACAAATCACCGCGGGATTGCAGACTGCTCATAGTGATTCTGGTAAGAAAATCGCACAGCTAAAGGCCGGGCTTGATGCTGTAGACGGGAATGATTTGATTACTGATGCGAATACACTTGACAGACTTAATGCGTTGGGTGGTGTTGTGAATGGATAAAATGACGGTGCAACAGGCTATTAATATTCTTTCAATGCAGTTTCCAATTAGCTGGGAGAAGATTGCCAATAAACCAGAGTTAGTTACTAGTGATGACTTGGACCAACGACTAAGTTTAATTGGGCAGTTGACGTCACCAGATGGAACGGTATGGGAACCTGCCATTGATAATGACGGAAAAGTGACGTGGCAAAAGAAGGAGGCAGTTGAATGAGCATTAAATTATTCACTAATGAATTATCTGCTGTGTATGATGCTCCGCTACGGGAAATGCTGATATCTAACTTCGTGATAACTCAAGATACTTTCAATGACATACTTGATAATCAAGCTACGATAGAGCACCGGCAAAGTGATATTAAAGAGACACAAACTACAATTGAATCAAAAATTCGAGTTCAGGATGAAAATATGCATGAACTTGTTAATATATTGACTAAGTATGATGTACCGATCCAAATTGTTAACGGCAAGGTAGTAGAGACTGAGGAAGGTGAGTAAATGATTAGTACGATTACATTAGATACGTACAAACAACAAATTAGTTCGGGCGATGCTTTCAATCTGAGTGATAGCTTTAATGGCCGAGTAGGCGATGAACAGGTTCCATTGGTCGTCCATTTTAAAGAGCGGGGGCTAGCACAACAGTTTCAAGATGGGCTAGTGCCGTTTCTGACCGGCTTCGTGGGTAGCCTTGATGAAAACGACCAAGTGACGGCTGAAACCGGTGAAGCGGTTAGCTATGTTGGGACCAGCGATGATATTGTTGGCCTGGGTCGAGTGAAGATGAACCTTCCCGGAACCGTTTTCCCGCAGGAAGGCTATTTCTACGGATTCTTGGGGTTACAAAATGCTGACGGCAAACGCGTCACGACCTTTAATGTCTGGTTCCACGTCTACAATGGTAATCCAGATATGTTCGTTAATAAGGCGCCGTTTAGAACTGAACTGCAAAAGTTGCTTGATGAATCTGAGCAGTTGATCAGCAAGACTGATGGGGCTATTCAAGCCAAGTTAATTGAATGGCAAAATGCTATCAATAAATTAATTACTGATGGCAACACGAACTTAGATGCCTACAAACAGCGAGTTTCCTTGGCAGAGGATCAGATTACAGCTTTAGCAGCTAAAATCAAAGCCGATGGTCTTTTAACCCAAGCTGATTTTGATGCGGCTATTAAACCCTTAGAAGACTTGTTGGTTGGTAAAGTAAACATTGATGAATCACTTGATATTGGTGGCAAGCTGTCACGTTCGTGGGCAACTCAAGTTGATGATTTTATCGCTAAGCTACCTGCAGATGGATTCAAGCTGGCAATCGTGTCGGATTCGCATTATGAGGACTTATACGATGAATCTAGTCCGTACAGCTATCAATATACGGCGGATGCATTTAAGCATTTGAATGCCTTTAATCGGCTGGGCAACGCTGTCAATGTCATGATTGCCGCTGGCGACAACGTGAATGGGTTGGATGGTGATGTGCAACATACCATTGCGGATGGGACAGTTTATGCAACGAAACTGCTGCAAACTTCGATGGCTGCGGATAAATATGTGTTGTTAGGCAACCACGATGATAATTCGCCACAATTGCGATTGGGTAATTTATTGCCAACCGATGTAATCACTGATGATCAGTTCAAAAAGATGTATCAAACTGACGACTTAATTAATGGTGAAAATCGATCAGGTGGTAGCCTTTATTTTTATAAAGATTATGCTGACCAAAAGGTCCGAGTCATTGGGCTGAATAGTTTTGACGTACCGGAAGGAGTTACTAACGCCGACGGCACGGTTAAATATCCGAGATATTTAATTAGCAACTATTCGCAGAACCAAGTCAATTGGTTGGCTAACGTAGCGTTAAAGAACATTCCGGCTGATTATCAAATTGTGGTGGTCACACATGCACCGCTGCCATATGGTTATTCATTGACTGATGAGGTTAAAATGTATAATCAGACCATCGTAAAAGGATTACTGGACGCTGCGGCGACCGGGACCAGCTACAGCGGTAAGTCTGATGATGGCACGCCTGCCGAATGTCAGGTTGAAATTGCAGCTGACTTTAGCCCGCAAGGTGCACGGCCAGTAGCCGGATTCTTTGGTGGGCATGTCCATAAAGAAATCATCAAGCCATTGGATCACTTTACTAATTGCGTTGTTCTGGCAGACGCCAATATTGATCAGGCTAATGTGGGGGCAATTAACGAGTTAGGTATCACTGTGGTTACGATTGATACGGCCAACCGTAAGGTGATGTTGAACGGATTGGGTCGGGCGACTGATCGGCAATTTACTTACTAGGGGAGTGATTTAAATATGGCAAATATAGTTGATAAAATTAATCAGATTGGACGTAAGACGACTGAAACAGCTGCTATCATGATTCCGGCCTCAATACAGAATAATGGCTTGATGACTCCCAAAGATAAGCGGCTGGTCGATTCTCTTAACAGGCAACGTACCAAAATAATTGGAGCGGAATCAGTCAATGACTTGGAACCAGGGTTCTATTCGGGCGGCGCGATGCTCAAAGATGTGCCAATAATCGATGGATTAACGGGATACAATGAATGGCTTATTGAAGTTAGTAAGACAGTCACTGGCGATAAATTAATTACAGCCACGCAAGTCGCTACAAGTTCAACTTGGCGCAAGGTAATCGACCTAGCACCGACCAATGCGTTAAGTCACCCAACTGTTTGGTCTAAGGTGACGACTGAAACCATTTTATGGGCTGGAGCGGCCGACTTAGCAGTGGGCGCTGAACTAGCGTTGATCGATAATATCTACAATTATGATGGCTTAATCGTTAACTATTACTTTAATGGGGTTTCAGATAGTGCCCGGTTACAGGCTTCTCGTGCTGGGGCGTTGACAGGGGTACCGCCTTACTTGTATTGGGACGGTATGAATATGTCTAATACGTTAAGTGATGGCGTGTTGAACATAGACTTTTTTGAAGCCTACTTGGAAAAGGTTGACAATACCCATCTTAAATTTTCCAGCTTTAATCACATTGTTGCCAACTTGGCCAAAGGTACCGCTGTCTATAACACGGGCAACGGTGATTTCATGATTTCACAAATTATTGGGGTGAGATAATGCAATTACTAATTAATAATCAACAAGCTATCACCGGATACGTTACAACAGGTTCAGTAGAGCAAGGAATTGAATACACAGGCACGTTACCAGATGGTTTTGAGGAAAACTTCAAGCCGTCTTTTTATTTGTTTCAGAACGGTACTGTTGTCGCTAACCCAAACTACGTTACACCAGTTGAGCCAACGCCAGACAGTGGACCAACGGCTGAACAAGAATCATTGACGGCAATGGCTCAACAAATGGCCGATCAACAGCAACACATTGCGTCACTAGAGCAGGCACTAACAGCCTTAGCACAAGGAGGGACTAAATCATGATGATTGTATTCAAATTTGCATATCAGTTATGGCACACGATGGATAAAACTGAAGTTGCTGCGGAAGTAGCCAAGAATTCGATTACGGTTGATGACTACAAGACGATTACCGGTGAGGACTATGTGGCGCAAGCCGCTAAATAATGGGAGATGATAATAGTGAAGCTCAAAAATAAACTATTATTGATTGGAGCCGCCACCATGGCGACTATTTTTTTAGGGCTAAATGCTAACGCTGCCCGCATGGATATGGTCGATGTGTCGAATAATAACGGCTATATGTCAACGGCAGAGTATGTTTCCATGCGTAATGAGTTCGGTGTTAAGGCTGTTACGGTCAAGATTAGTGAAGGCGGTACGTACAAGGACCCGTATGCTGCCAGCAACATTGCAAATGTCCAAGCAGCGGGAATGTATATCAATGGTTACCACTTTGCGCGCTACGCCACTAAGGCACAAGCAATCGCCGAAGCTGACTTTGCCGGTCAAACGGCTAAAGCGGCAGGACTACCAGTTGGCGCGGTACTAGCGACTGACGTCGAAGCTGAGGAACAAAATAACCAATCCAAAGCGACCAATGACCGCAATAATGCGGCCTTCATGAAAGAGATTCAGAAATTTGGTTATCGGGCCGACATTTACACGTCTGGATCATGGGCTAACAACAAGATGACCATCAAGGGCAAAACTGGCTGGATTGCTGGCTATCCGTTTGTGCCAGCTGGCAAGAAATGGTATACGAATAACAATGCCTGGCAATGGTCCGGGTTAGCCCATTTTCGGATTAGTTACGGTGGCTTTGATGTCAGTCAACTTTATACTGATTACTACACAGCTGGTCAAAAATCAACGGTCAAACCGACCGACAAGGAAGCAGTTAAGGACAACAACCAAAAAGCCAACAAAAACACTTCCCAGCCAGCTACGTCAGCCAAGTGGGTCAAAGAAGCGAAAACATACACACTCAAGACTGCGGTTAAGCTACGCACTGGCGCGTCAACGTCATCAAACGCGATCACTATTTTGCCGGCTGGAACCACGGTCAAAACTGATCAAGCCATTATTCAGGGCGGGTATCGCTGGGTACGTCAGCCACGATTTAATGGTTATGGTTATCTAGCAACTGGCCCGGCAAGTAATACGCTGGAATATGTAAAGAGTGGCGTAACTCACACGTATTACACAGTCAAGTATGGCGACAGCTGGTGGACAATCGCACAACGTAACGGCCTAAATATGACTACGTTAGCTAGTCATAACAGCAAGACGATCTACACCACTATCTATCCTGGCCAGCGATTGGTGGTGCGGTAATTGCATACGCTATTAGGATTAGGATGGGATGAATGGGGATCAATTGTTGCTATTGTTGCTAGTATTTGTGTACTAGCTAATTGGATTCTAAATAAGACGGTCCGTATCCCGCTTAACGATTTAGGCAAGCGGCTTAGCCACTTTACCGATGAAAGTTTAAAAGTGAGACAGCAAAATGCCGAAGCAATGAACGCGATTGAAAATCGGGTCATTAAGGTAGAAGGCCGGCTAGATGGTCATGACATGGAATTTAAACATCTATATGAAAAGGAAGCCAAAAGAAATGAAAAAGATTAGTTTAAAGAATGCTGACGGCTCATTTAATGGTAAGCTGATAGCTGGTATTATTTCACTGTTAATCGTGCTAATTCAGCAAATTCTAGCTGTATTTGGGATTAAATTTGCTGGTGACTGGACTAGTATTGTGGCCGTTGTTAACACGGTATTAACCATCCTAGGTATGCTAGGGTTAATTACAGACGTACAGACTGTAAACGTCTCAGAGGACGCGACAGGCACCTTAGAACAAGCCACAAACGAGGTAGACTCAACTAGCCAAGCTGATAAAGCTCCAACTAGTGCGTCCGTCTCTAATGTGACTGATACTAGTGCTGACGTTAAAGTAGACGACAAAACAGAATAAAGTAAAAAAGGTCTATCCAATTGAGGGTAGGCCTTTTTATTGTGCGGTTTTGTCACTGAAAGTAGTGTGCAAGGTCATGCAACACAAACATAGTATATCATTATTAACGCTAGTTGCAACCACTAAAAAAGTGGGCACCCGGGAAGTGCTCACCAAGAAGGCATTACTTTAAAGCGGAAACATCATGAGTCCTTAATAAGTAGGACAACTTCATTCTAACTCATTCTCATTAAATTGCAATAAAAAACGGCTACCCTAAAAAGATAGCCGTTTCCCCCTATAAATGGCACATATATTATTATAATAACATTAAAATCAATAAAGTAAAAAGGCCTATCCAATTGAGAACAGGTCTTTTTATTGTGCTAATTTAGAGATAACTAATCTGCGTCAACTCAGACCAATTACACCCAGTTCAAATGAAAGTAGTGTGTCATGCCAATAACACAAGCATAGTATAGCATTGTCAGAAATATACGCAACCACTCAATTAAGATAGTTTACATAACACATATGTATTCGAAGTAGCCTAGTAACTCAACGCTTTGTTATCCTAATTCTGTGAATTCAAATTGGTATAAGCGAAACGAACAAGCTAAAGTCTAATTTAACAACCTTTTTGTTTTTTCAAAGTTAGTAAAATCAATCCTATTTTCTATGGTCCAAATATAATATAGTAGTTGCTAATTTCCTATACTGAGTCTGTGGACTTAACGCCAATTTTGAAACGAGGTTTAAGTTAACTATTTTAATCTACTTGTAAAAACCATTATCATATCCCCACCGTATTCTTTACCATTATTAGCGCCACACCAAGGACATTGAATAGCTTCTGAATCATGGCCTCCCACATTGATCCATCACTAATAGAAATACTAAACTTTTTTCCACATTTTGAACAATCCATTATTTTATCCGGTATATCATTTAAATGATTAAATTGACTCATATTATCTCTCCTAGTTGACTTATTGGGTTAACCCTGCTGTAATGCGAGGAAGCGAAGTGGTTGAGTGCAGAATCGTATCCTAGCCAGACAATTATTTCTCAAAATAACTATCTCACTAAAAGGCAACTCAATCTACTGTAACGCTCGGTCGATAGTTGGTGGGTAATTGCTCAACGAAACGGTTTAAGCGTCTACACATTGGCAGCGCAAAACAATAAGAGTATTTATTCAATGATTTATTCGGGTACAAAATTGATCATTAATCATAGATGAAATTTCTACAAAATAATAATTCTTAAGAAATAATGAACGAAGACGCTCACTCCTAACCGAGTGGGCGTTTTTTTAGGGTGTTTACGTTTTCAAACAAAAGGTGTATTATTGAATACATAACCTAGAAAGCTTGTGATATAAATGATTGAAAAAAATTTAGTTATACCAGAACAAAGCGCCCAGCAAAAATTGGTGCAGTTAGTTAATCCTAAGTGGCAGGCACTGTTATCTATGGCGGTTGAAAGAGGATATGATATGGCTTATACAACCCTGCATGGTGCTGACAGTGTAGCTACATGGATGCTGGAAGGTAGAGGGCCCGTTGCGGTCGAATCGCGAATTAAGCAAATTGCGGTTGAAATCTGTATATGTCGACTAATTGAAAGTGGAACACTTCCTTTTGACTATCACTACACATATAATGATGCGGGTAATCATAAATATCTTCTAGTGAGCAATGATTCTTTTCATCTTACGGTTAATCAATGCCATAATGGTAATAAACCAGCAAAAAAGGTGCAGTATCGTGCTAAGGAGAACACTAACTTTCAGACACGATTGGTGTTTGACAAGGATGATATGATTGAAGATGACCCAGTTAGTGAATATCTGGAATTGGATCATGGTTACAAATCGATTACGCCAAAGTTTGTCTGTTTAGGAATTCCCGATGTGGAAACAGATGGATGGCAAGCAAGAATTGATTTATCGCGAGGACTGTCCGTTCTTTCAAGTGATTCGTTTAATACGAAAACTTCTGGTCCAGCTACAATTACTCCTGATGAATTTGCTAGCTATTTAAAAAGAGAAAGTAATGATTAGATATGGAACGATTAACGCAGTTGGTTCCGGCAAACTTGAAGTTTGCCCGTGAGCTAAATGGAATGACCATAACTGAGTTGTCTGAAAAAACGGGTTTTAGCAAGCAGTCAATTAGTAATTGGGAGAACGGTAATCGATCTCCAGATTTCGGAACCATAAAAAGGTTAGCCAATATTTTGAATGTACCATATCTTCTTTTGGTGTCAGCTGCTAGAGAAGGTGCATCTACTGAAAATCTTGCACTATTTAGAAGTCGGGTGGCAGTACCTAAACGTTCTAAGATTGCTTTTGAACATGTTTTGGAAATTTATGGGGACTTAGTTACTAGACTATCGAGTATAGTAAATTTACCGGAATTTCGTTTGAACAAGTTGTTGACTGATTATAAAAGTTTTAGAGTGATTGAAAACCATGAAATTGAAAAAAAGGCTTCAGAGATGAGAGACTTTTTTAATTTAAGCAATGGTCCGATACTAAATATGACAACTATTTTGGAACGTTCAGGAATTAATGTGGTTTTTATTAATAGGCCAGGTCTGGGCATAAATGCGTTAACTAAACAGTATAAAGGGAAGTTTCTCGTTCTACTGAATATTGCGGATCAATCAGCTGTAAAAATACGATTTAGTTTAGCACATGAGCTTGGTCATATACTTTTACACAGTGAATATGATAGAAAACTGTATGCAAAAAAGGAGATTGGAAAACGGCTTGAAGTAGAAGCAAACATGTTTGCCAGCTGTTTTTTAATGCCTGCTAGTGGTTTTTTGTTGGATGTAACAAGGGCTACTCTTGGAGAATTGGTCAGATTAAAGAAGCATTGGAAAGTTTCAGTGCAGTCAATGGCAGTCAGATTAACTCAATTAGGGATTATTGATTCAGGACATGAAGTACAGATATTTAAGGAAATTAGTAGAAAATATTCGCGAAAAGATGAGCCTTTTGATCGAGGTATAGGGAAGATTGAAATTGAGTATCCTAGTATGCTGAATGCGGCGATTAGATTTCTCAATGATGAACACAGAAGTAATGAAGTTTTATTCGAATTACGAAAAGATGGTCTTGAGTCTAAATTTCTACATGGCTTATTTCCATATATAAGTTTTCCAGAACAAAATGTGGAACCACATATGCCAAAATTACGATTATTGAAGTAA